TACAACCGGTGGTGTCTCGGTTAGTAGTTTCCTAAGTGCGTCGATTTCTGCGTTAAGACGCTTAATCTCGTTGGTGGCCTCTTCCTCGTTTTGCTTGAAGTTGACGGTGTTGTAGTCCTCCTCAGGGCATACACCGGACTTCACGCAGACGAGGGTGATGCTTAGAGCGTCGTTGTCGAGCTCTAGGTCACCGATGGGGCCGTCGACGCGGAGGTGGACGCTCCCCAGCTTGTAGGTGCTGGCGGAATCAAAGTTGCTGACGAGGGTGCGGCGGAGTTCGGAGGCGGCTTGGCGGATGTCGTTGGCTCCGTTGCTGACTAGGCTCCTGAACCTGAGGACGAATTGGTGGCCGACGGGGACGACGGGCCGGCTGTTGTCGAGCTTGTTATCGGGCCAGTAGCCGCCGCGGTTGTTGAGCTCGATGCCGAGTTCGGCGTTTTTAGCGCCGCCCTTTTCGTCGCGGTCGTAGTACCGAACATTGATCGGGGTCGGGGCGTAGACACCGCAACGCGTCAGCGTCGACGGGCTGAAGGCTTGACTGAAGCCGTCTTCGCGTTGGGTGCCGACGAGGTTGCTGCGGTAGACGTAGCTGCTACTTGATCCGCCGAGGCTGCAGGGGTCGACGCCGTCACCACGGCGTAGGTCGCTGAATCGGAGGATTCCGCCCTGGTTTAGGTAGAGCCACGAGCGCTGGGAGCCGAAGTGGCGGATTGGGGTTTGGCCGAACGCGGTACGGCCGATGGCGATGTTGTTCGGGTCGATGTTGGAGGCCCCGACGACGGCCATCGTCTGCATGAACTGGCTGGAGCCGAAGCTGCTGACGGCTGACCAAACCAGCGAGGTGGCAACACGGACTCCACCGGTTGGGTTCTGATCGGTGTTGCAGTAGATGAGATTGACGGGGTCGCCGTATTTCGCCAGCTCCTGGGCGCTGTTGAAGCCGAAACGAGGGGCGAAGAAGGCGTCACGGCGGGTGCGCTGATTCTTTTGTGAGGGTGCCTCGGGTTTGGGTGCTAGGAGGGCTGCGCCGACCTGGGCCAGCGTGCCGACGATGGTGAAAACGAGGGCGACGATTCCGAAGTCGGCCTGTGGCGTCAGGAGCTTCTCGTCGGGTAGCCGGCTGTGGTCGAATTGTGCCTGGCAGAACTCGAGGTATTCGTCCGCGCTGATTCCTAGAGCCTCGATGAGCTGGTGCTCGTAGGGAAGCAGACGGCGGCTCATTTGTTCAGGCGAAAGTAGTGGCCGATCGTTGCGGGGACCGGGGCGATAACAACGCCGGCTGTTTCGTTGATAAACAGCACCTGACCGTCCTCCATAACTGTACCCATGGCACCCCCACTAGGTCCCGGCAGAAGAACTACGGCGTGGGGTTGCGGATCCTTGAGGCGCTTGCCGTTTTCCAGGAGCCAGCGGACCATGAAGACGCGAGGGAATGTCTCGTCGGTGAACCTCTCGAAGACCCAGGCGAAATCGGGGGCGTAGTCGTGGTAGCCAAGGCGTCGGTGGACTTCGGCGGCGAGGAGGCAGCAGTCAACGGTGCCGGAGCCGTCGCCGGGCTTGGCGGCCCAGGCGCGCTTGAGTCCGATGAGGTCGTTGAACATCAGCGGAGGTACAGCTCGCTGTTGAGGGGTAGCGGACCGACGTTGTCGCGAGTGAGCGTGCGGGAGGGGAATTGACTGCCGACGCTGTCGATGGCGGAGCGGAAGCGCAGCTCGAGGGTGGAGTCGCTGTAGCTCGCGCCGATGCCGATGTAGTAGTCGGTCAGCGTGGTGACGATCTGCTCGCTTGCGTTGAGCCAGGCGGTGGTGAGGGTGAGCTCGCTGAGGCGGTTGCCGTTGGCTTCCTCGACGAGGCGGATGGCCACCTCGATGTTGGGGAACAGGACGCGGAGAGTCTCGTTGTCGCCGTTAAGGGAGGCGAGGGCACCGTCGGCGCGGAAGGGAGCGAAGGTGTAGGACTCGCTGAGGTAGGAGCTGGACTGGCCGACGAAGTAGTTCTGGTAGCGGTAGGTCTGACCGCCGGAGGCTGTCAGCTTGAAATACTGCGCGATGCGGATGTTGGTCATCAGTAATCGAGTTCACCGGTGAGGGTGATCGTCACACTGCTGAGGCCGGGATGGACTGATTTGACCTCGGGAGGTTTGCTGTACTCCCACTTGATTTGGGTGGGGGATTGGATCTTCGAGGTCAGCGAGCTGGACATGCCGGCGAAGAGTTCCGAGGGAAGGGTGAAGCGGTCGAGGCCGCCGTAGGTGCTCTCGTAGTGGGTAAGGAGTTGGGTGGTGATGGCGTCGGTGATGTTGTTGAAGGCGAGTTGGATCTCGTAGCCGTAGGCGCGGTTGCCGAAGGAGCGCTTGACGGTGGCGCCGGAGAGGGCGCGGTAGGTCTTGGTTGGGTATTGACCGACGCTGAAGCTGCGTTCGGAGGGCTTGATGCCGGGGAATTGGGCGGCCATTAGCTGAGTCCGACGCGGTTGCGAGTGCGGGGGCTTTGTTGCAGCTTATCGAGGGTCATTGACATGCCTCGTTTTGCTCCGTCGCTGGCTGCTTGGCGGCGGGTTGCTGCCATTGCGGCTTCGAGTTGGTCGCGGCTGACGTACTCAACCCCGCCGATGTTGGTGGTCTCGAAGCTCATGTTGAGGACGGGGTTGTTGGTGGTTGCACCGACGCCGTTGCCCATGACGCTGCGGAGATCGCGGTTGTTGACGACGGATCCGCTGGTGCCGGGGACAAACAACTCGGGGCCGTTTTCGCCGATGAGGTACGGGCGTTGGGACGCCACGGGGCCGCCGGAGGCGCGAGGGGTAAAGCCCACACCCTCGAGGGGGTATTGACGAATGCCGGAGGTCAGATCGCCTGTACCGGCGTCCGCGCCGCCGCCAAGGCCGGCGAAGAGTTTGGCGATGCCGATGGCGATGTAGGTCGCGATCATCTGGGCGGCGGTTTGCTGCAGCGCCTGGGCGACAGCGTTGAGGAAGTTGGCGAAGACCTCGCGGGCTGTGGCGGTGCCGGCCACCATCTCGCCGACACCTTTAGTCATCACGTCGGCGATGGCACCCCCGACTCCCTCCCAGGCTGACTGCAATGCGGTTGCGAGACGGACCTGCTGCTGCAGGGCGTCAACGGCGGCGGCTTGTTTGAGCAGCTCCTGCGAGTAGGAGCTCTCGAGGCTGATGCCTTCGCTGACGAGTTGGTTGCGAACCCGCTGGACGTTGGTCAGCTCGCCGTAGGGAGAGGCGAACGCCTGGAGCTGGTTCTGTAGGTCGATGTAGGTGTTGCGCAGGTCCTGGCTGAGCTCGTTGCTGACCCGCAGCTCGGCGTCGAGGGCCGTGAGCTGGGGGAGCTGTGAGGTGTAGTCGTCGAGCAGCTTCTGGATGCGGACGTCCTTGGTTTGGGCGCGCAGCTCCTTGAGTTGGGTGAGGAGGTCGGTAAGTGCGCCCTGGCGGGAGAGGGCTTGGTTGGACGCGCCCATGGGGGCGGAGCTCAACTCGTCCCAGAGGCTCTGGGCTTCGTTGATCGCCTTTTGGATCGGCTTGCTCAGCAGGTTTTCGAGGTTGACGCTGAGCTGCTCCCAGTTGCCGGCGCTCACGAGGTCGAGGAGGGCTTGGCGCGCGGCGGTGATGTCGCCGAGGAGTTGCTTGGCGCGGGCGTTGACAGCGTCCATCGAGCCGGTGTCGATGCCGCCACCGCCGCCAAGTCCGGTTGCGTTGAACTTCAGGGCGCCAGGTGACTTGAGGCTTTGGACCCGATCGCGCTCTTTCAGGACGGCGTCGTAGGTCGCTCGAGCGCTGTCACGTAGGGCTTGGGGTGCGGAGGGGTCGCGGGTGACGAGGGCGAGCTCTGTGGCGATTGACTCGAGCTTGATCTGGGCGATGCGTTTTTCGAGCTCGAAGCGGCGGGTGTCTTGGTCTTGGTTCTGGCGGAGGACGTTGCGCTGGATCGAGGCGACTTGCTTGGCGCTGTCTTGGTTCAGGCGCGCCACTTGGGTGGCGACCTGGATCTTGAAGCGCTCGGTTTCGATGTCGAGGCGCTGGACCTCGAGGGCGGCGTCGCGCTTGATCTTGGCGGCGTCGGTGGCGGTTTGGAGCTCGGCTTCGAGGAAGTCGGCGACGGCGTTGGCGGCACCGCTGACTTGGTCGTTGGTGAAGCCGTTGCGGAGCCCGAGGTTGCTGTTCTTGAGGGATTGCTGGCGGATCTGGGCTTGGACGTCGAGGAGTTCGTTCTCGCGCTGGAGGTTGGCTAGGCGGATGTCCTGGACGCGCTGCTCGATCGAGAGGCGGAGGTCGCCGAGGGCACGCTCTTGTTGTTGGAGGAGGTCGGCGCGCTGGAGGTCGAGGTCTTCCTGGGCGCGGGCACGCTCGCGGACCTGCTGCACCAACCCGCGGGACAGGTCGATGGCCTCCATCTGCTTGCCGAGGGTGGTGAGCAGTTGCTCGCGCACCTGCTCGGGCGTGAGTTTGACCTCGACGCCGACCTGCAGCGGGCCGTAGCGGTCGAGGATCGCCTGCAGCTTCTCGGGGTCGAGGCTCGAGAGGTAGTTGATGGAGGCTGTGGGGCCGCGGGAGTTGGTGCCGCGAACCCCGAAGCGCTCAGCGACGACCTGCTCGATGGCGCGGCTGACGTCGCGATCGAAGTTGGCCTGGTTGGGGCCGGAGAGATTGCCGCGGACAGACGTGCCGCTGCCGCGTTGGGCGTTGCGGCTTGCGAGGTCGGCGACGTTTTGGACGAAGCCCTTGAGGGGACCGGCAAGGGCGGCCTGGATTTGGGCGGTGAGGGATGCGAGGGAGCGGTTGAACTCGTCGGAGGCGGCGGCCAGCTCGCGGAGGTTGCGGACGCCGTCAGAACCGAGCTGGTTGGTGACGTCCTGTTGGGCCAGGGCGCTGGCGGAGGCGGCGAAGCCGGCCTTTTGCAGCTTGTCACCCAGCTTTTCGAGCTCGCGGCTCGAGATGAGTGAGCGCTCCTTGAGGGTGTCGAACGCTTCGGTGGGGGTGTCGAGGGCCTTGCCCAGTTCGATGGCGGACTGGGCGAATTGGTCGATGGCTTGGCCGATGGCGCCGCCGAAGATTTGGCCGCCAAAGCCGCTGCCGATGAACGAGCCGCCGGCAGCGCCGAGGATGCTGCCGGGGCCGCCGCCGAAGAGGAGCGGGAAGCCGACGCCGAGGGCGAGGTTTTCGTAGCCGGCTGCGTTTTCCTTGGCGACTTCCCTGCGGCGGCGGAGGTCGGCGACGCGGCTGGCGCGGTCCAGGGTGCCGGAGGCGACGCGCTGCTCGGCGCGGTATTGGTCGAGCAGGACTTTGTTGCGCTCGCGGGCGATCGCGATGCTGCGCTGGTCGACCGCGGCCTGCTCGAGTTTGGCGGAGGTGATTTCTTTCTCGGTGCGCAGGGTCTGAGCCTGGAATCCGAGGAGGGTGCGCTCGGATTGGACCAGGGCGCTGGTGGCCGCCTGGCGCATTTGCGCCTGGGCGTTGAGCATCGCCCGGTATTGGGGCGAGGCGGTCATCGTGTTGCCGCCGGGGAACAGCTCCCCGCGAGCGGGCACTTGGTTCAGGTTGTAGTTGGTGCCGCGCTGGCGGGCTTCGAGGGCCTGGATCTCGGCGTTGCGCTGGCGGGCGATCTCGGCGCTGTTGCGGTCCTCGCGGAACTGCTGGATGCGGGTGCGGAGCTGGGAGGTGCTGCCGAGGACGCCGGCGCGGCTGGAGCGCGCGATGCGGTCGAGGTTGTCGGCCCAACGCTTGGTCTGGGCCGCTACCTCGGCGGAGAGGCGCTCGTATTCGGCGAGTTCGGCGTTGATCTGGTTCTGCAGTTGGGCGTCCCTGCGCTGCTGCAGCTCGCGGGACTTCAACGCGGATACGCGACGTGCGACCTCCGCGTCGCGGACGTCTTTGGGCTGCAGGCCCTGTGCCTGGCGGATCAGGTCGTTGATCGCCTTCTGCTCGGAAGCTTGCTCGCGCTGGACGGCGACGAGTTGCTCGGCGGCCGTTACAGCGTCGAGGGTCGAGGAGTGGAAGGCGCCGCTTTGGGTGACCGCGTCGCGCAGCTGGGCGTTGAGCTCGTTAAGGGTGCTGCCCGAGATCAGGTCGGCGAAGCTGGTGTTGACCGCCTCGATTTCTTGCCGGAGGGCGCCGACACCACCGGTGAGTTCGGCGATCTTCTGGCGGGCGGTGGTGCCGACGGCCTTGTCGATGGCGGCGCCGAGACCGACGGCGCTGGCGGCCGCTTTTGTGATCTGCGGGGCGAACGCCAGCGCGGCGACCGCTGCGAGTCCGAACGCTTCGGGTACGTGACCCAGCTGGTTCAGGATGTCGGTGACGACGGCGGGAACACCGCCGAGGGCGTTGTTGATAGTCGCGCCGGCGGTCGCGGCGAGGCCACCAACGACGCCGAGCTTGCTGCCAAGGACGCTGAGTGCGGCGGTGGCTTTGCCGGCCGCAAGGGTGAGGCCGCCGACGGCGCCGCGTTCGGCGATGCCGCGTAATTGTTGGCCGACCTGATTAACTTGGCGGCCAATATCTTTGCTGTTTAGGCTGAACGTAAAGTCGCTCAGCTTGTTGAGGGTTTTCTCTAGGCGACTGACGGCACTTCCAGCCTGCTTAGTGTCGGCGCTGACCTTGATATTGGCGTCGTAGTTGGCCAAGGCGCGCCGACCTGATCACGTACAGCCAGTTTAGGTAGGCGTGTGGGCCTACCTCCTGCGCTTCGCTTTCTCGATCTCGCGCTGCTGCTCGTCGTTCAAGACGCCGAAGTAGCAGCTCCAACCGATCACTTCCTCAGGCGTCATGGCTGCGCGGAGCGCAGTCAGAGTCATGCCGAGTTCTTTGGCGACGCCGAATTGGAGCAGCAGCCAGTTGTCCTTGGCGAGCTCAGCCTTTAACGCTTTTGGGGTCGAGGGGTTCTTCGGCCTCCTGCAGTAGCGCGAGCATCAGCTTTTGGAGGTCGCCATCGTCGACTTCGTTCTTGAGCACGGCGATGTCGCCGCTGCTGAAGAGGCGCTGGCCGTTCTCGTCGAGGGCTTTGAGGACGAGGAGTTGGAGGGCGAAGGCGTTGGCGTCGTCGCTGCCAGCGTCTTTCTGGGCGCGCTCACGCTCCGCCATCACGAGGCGGTAGTGGTGGAACTCGAAGAGGTCGCCGTTGCCGAGGGTGACGGACTTTTTGATGAGGCGGCGGTCGGCGGCCTTCAGCAGGCGGTCAATGGCGCGGCCGGAATTGACCGAGGGCATAACTACGCAGTCACGTACATACGGATTCTAGTAGTACGCAACTACGCAGCAAAAAGCCCCCGCAGAGCGGGGGCGGCTGGCTTCGAGGGGGCTCGTCACGCGGTGGTGACGAGGTCGAAGGTGGGGGAGGAGCTGGGACGGAAGTTCACCGCGACGGCGATGGCGTCGTCGGGGTTCACGGTCAGGCTGGCGCTGGTCAGCACCACGGGCATCTCGAGGTAGCGGCTCAGCGTGTCGCTGACGGTGCCGCCAGAGAACACGCGGTCGATGTAGAGCTTCACGAAGGCGCCGGTTTGGACGCGCTGGATGATGTCGTTGATCATCCGGTTGGCGAAGTTCTCGTCGTCCGAGGTGAAGTACACGGTGGTGGAACCTGTGCCTTCGGCGAAGCCGGCCACGTAGCTGCGGAACGGCGCCTGGGAACCGGCCTGTTGGCCGATGGTGGTGACGTCGATCTCGGTGCGGGTGATCTCAAACTGCCACTCGCGGACTTGGCCGACTGCTTCGTAGGCCGCGTAGGCGACTTGGAAGTAGTTGTTGCCAGTGGCGGTGCCGGCGTCGCTGATGCTGATGACCGAGCCACCGTCGGTGGCGGACACCTGCAGAGCGCCGTTGGAGGCGGTGTAGGAGATCACGTAGTACGTGGTTCCGGCGGTGATGCCGGCGGGCAGGGTGCCGGTGGGGCTGGCACCTGCGCTGTTGGCCACGCTGAACTTCACGGGGTCGCCGACCTGGAAGCCCAGGTAGGTCTGAGTCGTGATGGTGTCAGTGGTCGAGTTGACGCCGGTTGTGCCGAACGTGCCGATGGTGCCGGCGGGCTTGTAGTAAAACGCGCCAGACGTTCCCGTAATAACGGTCGCGGTCATGATGGGTGCCTAATGAACAGCAGGTGGGGGCGCTGTGTGGGGGCACGACGGGCACAGCCCGGCTGTAGTCACGCTAACGCGCGGTTACCTTGCTACTTAGATAACTCGCGCTTGGAAGGGAACACTTATGCGGGTTAAGTAGTGAGGTTGACCGTCGAGTGCAAAGTACGAGGGGCCGACGATTCCGCCGACGCTGCCGCGCACTCCGTTGACGGCGGTGGAGCTCGTGGCGTTCATTCCGTTAAAAACGGTGATCGCGGTTTCGATGAGGACTTGACCGCGGCCAGGCCCGACGCCTTTGGCGTTGTAGCACTCAACCACGAGGGAGCCGCGGTGCCAGATGGCGGTGTCGGCGAGGGTGGGCTCGGTGATGCGGCCGAAGCTCAGGCGGAGGAGGACGTATTCGCTGAGGGCGTCGAACTCGGGGACCGGTTGGTTGTCGACGTAGACGGGGACGGCGGGGGTGAGGGCGCCGTAGGCGGTGATGAGGGGCGCTTCGTAGAAGGCGCGGATGGATTGGAGGGTCATTTGCCGAAGCCGAGGGCGCGCATGACGCGGTTGGTGGATTGCTGCAGGACCCGCAGCTGCTCGCCGCCCTGGTTGTAGGTCTCGAACCACCCCTTGGGGACGTAGTTGCGAGGGTTGCCCTCGGCGTTACGGCCGGGCTCGATGTCCATCGCGCGAAGGCGGTACTCCATCTGGTTGCCGATGGTGTAAACGAAGGCGCTGCCGACCTTTTTGGGCTCGGGGACCTTGGCGTAGGTGATGTCGCGGATTTGGGGTTCGGGGCTCGGGTCGGCGCCCTTTAGGGAGGCGGAGATGTCGACGTCGCCGGCGCGGACGACCCACTCGTTCGCGAAGTAGCCGTCCCAGTAGGGGCTCGCGTCTTGGACCTCGTGCGCGAGTTGGGTGGCCGAGAGGCGGGCGATCTCACCGCCGGCCTGGAGGACGTCCTTCATTAGGCGGCTGAACGGCTTGGCCATGGCTACTCGGGGCGGACGAACGCGAGGTACATGACGGGTGCGTCGCCCTCGAGGGTGGTGACGTCGATGACCTTTGCTCGGATCGTTCGGTTGCCGCGGGTGAAGCTGAAGCTGTCGTTGGTGGTGATGTAGTTACCGCCGATCTGGCCGGGATCGAGGAGGAGTTTGTAGTCGGTGGTGCGCAGCAAGCCGTTGGCTTCTTCGGCTTGGACGCGGGTGATGACGGCCTTGCAGGTAAACGAGGTGGTGCTGAGGGTGACGTTGCCGGTGGTGGTGTTGTACGTGGGGGTGCTGCTGGCCTTGAGGAAGGTGACTGTGCGGCCCCACTTCTTCAGGAGGGGACCGGGCAGGCCGCTGAAGGTGGTGTCGATTTGGCTCACGAGCGGACTCTCTCAACGAGTTGGGGGGAGGAGTTGGTGAGCCAGGTGCTGAGGATTGGGCGGAGCCAGCGGAAGCGGGTGAGTAGGCCGCCGGTGTCGGGGGCCCAGGGGGCGAAGTATTCGACCTCGAGGGCGTCGAGCTTTTCGCGCTTGGTGGCGCCGTAGGTGTTGGTGGAGCCGAGGGCGCCCGTCATCGCTGTCGGGGTTGTGGCGAGGGCGAGGGCGAGTTCGGCCTGGGCGTTGAGGATTTCTTTGGGGATCGAGGTGCCGTCGTTCGTGGTGCCGCTGGAGCTGGTGGCTTCGCGGGGCCACTGCAGGGCTTGGGTGGTCGAGACGCGGGCGCCGGTGTAGCTCAGGGTTTCGAGCCAGCGGCAGGCGGTAATTAGCGCTTGGGCTTTGGTGTCGGCGCTGAGGGCCGTCCACTGCGCCTCGAACAGCGTGTTGGCGAAGTAGGTGGTGGCGTCGGCCACCGGTTGGTAGCTGTTGGCCGAGGCGCTGCCGAGGGTGGAGACGAGGGTGGGGGCCATCAGAGGGGGACGCAGATGATGTCGTAGCCCTGGCGCTTGAGGCGTCGGCGGATCTCGGGGACGAGATGTGGAGCGCAGTCGATGACTTTGAACATCTCGCTTTTGTGCGGCCAGAGGTGTTCCGGCACGTCAGACGAGAGCTCGGCGTATATGCGGATGATGCCGATCATCGCCGCGCCTCCGTTAGGGACAGTCTAAGTGCGTATGGTTGGCTAACCTGATGTAGTTGCGTCAATAGTTAGATGGCCGCCCGCAAGTCCGCCCCCAAAGTCGAGGGGATGACCCTGCAGCAGCAGACGGATCTCACCAAGGTGAGGGCGTTGTCGGAGGTTGTGCCGGAGATTCAGCGGTTGCGCGACGAGGGGATGACGGTGCCGCAGATTTGTGCGGAGCTCGATGTCACCTATCACGTTGTGAATCAGGTGATCACCCAGAGCTACAAGATGGCGATGGATACCGTGGGCGTGTTTGAGCGGCAGGAGCGGATGCGGTTGGGGCTTGAGGAGGTGTGACGAGGGTTGTGTAGGCAATAAAAAAGCCCCCGTTTTGCGGGGGCTTTGGTTTGAGCGCGGAGCGCTCAGGCGTAGACGCCGGTGTCGTAGGGGGTGTTGACCAGCAGGCGCACCATCGGGATGTTCTTGACGTTGGCGTAGGCCAGCGCCCAGGACGAGGTGTTGCCCAGGTTGCCCGAGGTGGTGGCGTTGGTGGGGTTGTCGCCGGCGGCGGCCCAGCGGGTGCCGCGGACGTGTTGGGCGTAGTGGTAGTCGCAGATCAAGAGGTCCTGGAAGGAGCTCTTGTTCCGGTCGTACTCCACGCGCAGGTCCTGCTGCACGCCTTCCATCAGGGTGCTGCCACCGCACAGATACACCGGATACTTGTTCAGGTGGGTGGCGGTGCCGCCAGCGATGACGCCGACTTGGTCGTCGACGATCACGCGGAGGTTGGCGAAGGTGGAGGCGCTCAGGCCGCGGAGACCGCTGTTGGCCGAGACGCTGCCGCCGGACACCAGCACTTGGGTGTAGCCGGTCTCTTCGAGATACGCAGCCACGTTGCTGTGCATCACGATGGTGGTCAGGTCGCCGGCGCGCTCACCCAGCTTGTTCTTGGCCTTGATCACGTTGGCCGCGGTCAAGTAGTTCGAGCTGGTGGCGGTGGTGGTGCCGGTGGCGTTGAAGGTGTTGGCGCCGAGGACACCGCTGCCGGAGATGTTGCCGAAGAGTCCGCCCAGCTGAGCCAGCAGGGTTGCGGTCTTCTTCTTGTTGATCGCGGCGGCGAGTTGGTCGGCTACGTGACCGAGGGGGTCTTCACCGGTGCCGAGCTTGCTCAGGTCGTCGACGGCGTACTGGAAACCGCGATGCAGGATGGTCGCAATTTCCTCGTCGGCGGTGACGAGTTGGGAGGTGAGGTAGCCGGCGCCGCTGGTGCCCCAGTCGTTGGTCGACTTGATTTGCTCCTCGGTGGGATCAATGAAGTCGAAGAAAGGCACGCGCACGCGGGTGCCGCCAGCGCGGGCGTCGAGGGCGCTGTTGCGCACCATCACGCCGGATTGGATGAAGGCGGATTGCTCGAAGATCCGCTCGCTCAGATAGCGAGTGAATTCGGGACGGGCAATGAGGTTGGAGAGGAACGTGCCCCCCATGTTTTGAAGAGACATGGCTCTTTAAGGCAGGGTTTCCGTGACTAACCCCGTTGGGCTTCGGCCATGAGTGCCTTGGCAAGTTCCGGGTTCTCGGTTTCGAGGCGGATGCGCTCGGTGAGGTTGCCGGTCTTGTAGGGGTTGCTCATGCCGGGAGCGACGCTCGTCGTGGCGGTGCTGCCCATGCCGCGGGCTCCGGTGGAGGAGAAGTGATGCTCGTAACCGCTGCCGGGTGCTCTGAGGTTGCCGAGGTAGGCGTCGAGTGGTTGCTCCGCGCCCCCCGCAAGCACCACTGGACGGCCCTCGACGTCTCGGAGCTGCGAGTGCAAGAGGGCGTACATCTGGTCCGGGGCGATGGCGCCCGAGCGGGAGATGCTTGCCATTGCGGAGGCTTTCAGGCGCTCTTGGGCTGTGGCTGTCCTCTCGGAGGAAAGCTCGGCTTCAAGGGCGGTGATGCGCTCTTCGCGGGCAGCGATTGTTTGCTTCGCTTCTTCCCAGAGCGCTTTGTATTCGCCCTGGTCCTGGAGCTGCTGCTGGTTCCGTTGCTGGAGTTGGCGCTCAATGTCCTTCAACCGCTCGTTGAGCTGTTGGTTCTTCTCGCCGGCGGCGGCCTTGTCGGCTTGAACGAGTTCGAGCTTCTTGAGGACGCGCTGGTATTCGAGGAGGTCGACAGTTTGAGGCGCTTCGGGTGCAACCGCCACGGGCGATTGCGGATCAGTCACGGACTGGTCCCCGGTGGCTTCAACGGGCATTGGAACTAGAGGGTTACGTCATTAGTTTACATCCTACGCGCGCACGTAGGTATTACTCACGGATGGGGATGACGACGCAGCGGCAGTGCGGGTGGACTTGGGGTAAGACTTCAAAACTCTCGAGGGATTGCTCGCGGCGACCGTCGAGGGGGCGGCAGATGGGGCAGGTTTTGGGGTCGAGGATGGCGACCCATTCCCAGGCGACGAGGTTGGGGAGGCGGTTCCAGATTTGGCGGCTCTCGGCGCTGTAGACGTTCCAGATCGAGGTGGTGATTAGAGCGTTGATGCGGGCGAGGGCGGTGTAGGCGATGCTGCCGCGGCGGACGACGGGGATGCGGCGGCCTTTGCGGGTGGCTTCGGGGAGGACGAGGGGAAGGAGGTCCGGGGTGGGGGTGCCGTCGAGGATGGCTTTTTCGACGGTGCGGTCGGCGAGGCGGAGGATCTCGCGCATGAACTGCGAGGGGCTGTGGCGCTCGAAGTAGGCGGCGAGGGTGCGGCCGAGGAAGCGCGTGCGCGCCATCACCTCGGCGGGGAGGGGGACGGGGTCGGCGGGGGTGATGCCGGCGAATTGGGCGGCGAGTTCGCGGGCGCGGGTGGTGAAGCGGTGGAGTTCGAGGGAGAGGAGGGAGGCGAGGGTGTCGTTGAGGGGGATGAGGGCGGTTTCGAGGCGGGGGCGGAGTTGGCGGTAGGCCAGGCGGCGGCTGAGGCCGTCGCTGGGGAGCGAGGAGAGGAGGTCGCGGAGTTGGGCGAGGGCCTGGAGCGCGGTGCCGCGGATTAGTTGTTGGAGGCGGAGCTCGAGGGAGCGGAGCTCGCGGTCGACGCGGCGGAGGTACGCCTCGGCGTTAGGTGCCACGGCTGCGGTCTGGGCGGAGTGGGGTCGGGAGCGTGGCGTTCGTCAGCGCGGTGTCGGGCGTGTCCGAGGGGGAGGTCATGGCGTCGACCGCTTGCTGCTCTTCGAGGAAGTCGCGGGTTTCGATGATTTCTTTCTCGAGGTCGACGGTGGGTGGGAGGACCTCGCCTTGCTGGAGGATTGCGAGGAGGGTTTCTTGGGAGATGGCGCCCTGCATGAAGAGCTGCAGGTAGGCCGTGATTTGGTTGCCGTCGATCAGGCGGTTTTCGTAGTCCTTGGGGATCGAGACGGTGGGGGGTTCGACGCCGACGTATTCGCCCGCGAGGGTGAGGATGTCGGTGATGGCGCGCTCGAGGTCCTCGCTGATGATCGCCATGATCGAGTCGGAGTCGACGCGGTCGAGGCGCTTGGCTTCGGCGGCGGCGTTGGTGATGTTTTGTTGGGCCAGCGTGTTGATGCCGAGGCGGGAGATTTGGTCCTCGAGGGCCTTGAGGCACTGGAGCTGGGCGGCGTAGGCGTCGCTGGGTGGGGCGACGATCTCGGCACCGCCGTCGGGCGGTAACAGGATTGCCGTGTTCACCGAGAGCCCGACTGGGCTCTCAGAGTCGGGGTCGAAGCCGCGGAGGGTGAGGATGGGGTTGGCGCCGACGTGGATGGCGTGGTGGTAGTCGCAGAAGCGTTGGGCGTAGGCGATGTTGAGGTAGGCGCACTCCAGGAGGGGTGGGCGGGACATCAACGTGCCGAGGCGGTTGCTGTAGACGGTGACGAGGGGGAGGGTGGAGGTGGTGAGGGGGCCGGAGGAGGTGAGGGACCAGCCGGCGGTGCGGCCTTCGCCGACGAGGCGCCAGACCTCCCAGCGGTCGGGGGTGAGGACGCGGATTTGGTCGAAGACGCTTTCGCCGAAGGTGCCGTTGGGCTCGGTGATGCGCTCGAGGATGCGGACTTGGGTGAGGGCGCTTTCGGCGCGGTTGTTGGCGGTGCGCCAGCCGATGATTTGGGTGGCGTCGACGGGGCAGAGGTAGGGGCGGTCGCCGTTGGCGCGCTGGGCGGCGAGGTTGGGGGCGGGCTCGAGGGCGCTGTAGTCGACGAGGGTGCTGCAGTGCCCGTAGAGGAGGGCGTTGGTGAGGAGGCGGCGGGCGAAGCCGTTGAGGGTGACGCCGTCACCGGTGACGTCTTGTCGCCACTCGTCCCAGTAGGGGTCGCCTTCGAGGGTGATGCCCTTGCGGAGGATCGTTCCCGCGGCCTGGGAGGCCAGGCGCTGGAGGAACGGGGGCATGGTGAGGTGGAAGATGCGGCGCTTGTAGGCGTCGTCGTCTTCGCGGGGTTCGCGGGGGACGATGTCTTCGCTGCGGGCGCGGACGAGCTTGGTGCCGCCGAGGCAGATGGTGATTGGGTCCCAGTAGGGCATCATCGCCAGGACGCTGGCGCTGCGGATCGAGGGGTCCTCGCTTGGTTGCTCGTGGACGGCGCCGCCGGGGGCGCGGTAGCCGCCGTAGTTGGGGAGGTCGCGACCGGGATAGGTGCTGCCGGAGGTGGCCATGCTCGCTTCGCTCGCCCGCGCCAAGTGCTTTTGTCTATGTTACGCGGCTAGGTATGTCGCACTTGCGTTACTTCGAGGGGCGGCGACGTCGCCATGCTCGATGCACCTACGACATGGGGTATCTGACACACCGTAGGTGTGTCAGTAGGTGCGGAAGTTGGAGCCGCCGGTGGCGTAGCGGCGGAGGCCGGCGAGGGCGGTGACGATGTAGCCGGCGGCGTCGACGGGGCCGGATTTGTCCTCGATGCCGCGGCCGGATTTGTCGGGGCGGCCCTTGTCGTCGAAGGCTTGGGTTTCGAGGGAGCGGATGAGGTAGCGGCAGCGAGTGTGGACGCGGAAGCGGTTGCTGATCATCAGCACGTTCATCGCGTTGATGCGGTCCTCGATGGCGGGGTTCGCGGGTTGGGCTTTGACCGTGAAGCCGCCCTTGCGGAGGAGGGCGAGGTCGCTTTCGCTGGCGTTGGTGGTGGTGCGTTGGCGGCTGGCGGCGTCGGGG